TTGTGTGCCAACCAATCTTGGAGATTTGAGAATGCTTATACCTCTGCATCTGACCATGCTTCTTTTATAACATCAAGATTGTCAATTTGGGTGTCAGGAACATTACCTCTCGCAGGTGAAGCGTTATTGAACTATCAACTCGCTATAATGTCTGGGCAAAAAATGTACAAAGCTACCAACAAGAATGTGCCTATTGATTGTGATTGTGGAGTTGTAATACTTAGTGCTTCAGTCGCACAAGATTCTTCTGTTCTTTATGACCATACTCTTCAAAAGAGGAGTTGGACTAACCTCACCGCAGACCCAGCACTTACCTATGACACCTTTGCACGCGGAGACCAAGTGTATCTGCGTTGCACCTTGGGTCAAGATGGGAAAATATATCCTGATGGACATCTGAGCAATGTGAAGTCAGCAGGCTACACATGGGTACACATAGGTACTGCTGGCAGTGCAACTGCCATCAACCTTGATACTTGTGGCAAGCCTTTCATCACGCTGAACAATGATGGTAAGGTGACCCATATCAATGGTACTGCTGTGATGGATTCTTCTATGAGCAAGTGGGGTGTGGTATCACAGACTCAGACATGGACTAATGATTATGGTTCATATACATTATCTGATGTCACCTATGGCTATATCCCAAAAGAGTTCATTGATAGGTGGTTGATGTTGGTAGATGTATTCGGAACATTCAATGAAACTACTGGCTACTTTGAGTTAAATGGTCTGACTGACTTGTGTTATAAAGATGCTATACGGATAGCTAATAACTATACTATTAATTTAAATCAGGAAGGGTGGAGACCAAACAACGCGAGTTACTTAAAACATGAAAAATTCAAAGCCAGAACAACTATTCCTTGCAGTAGTGTTGGAGGAAGTGCTTACCCTGCTTTGACACACAACCAATATTTGGAAGTTGTCAAATTTGCGTTTAGTGATTTTTCTTATAGTCAGATTATTTTTACATCATTGATACAGTATGGGTGTGTACGTCTGCGTAGATTGTTGGATAAAATAAGTACAGGCTCTGCAATTACTCTAACTAATTGGTATGCACTTGAAGAATGTTACTTTATCTTGAAAGCAAATTTAACAGCATCTCAAAGCAAATACTTGTCGGTAGAATCTATCCTCTATATGATAAATAATGTAGCAGTAACTACTGCCATCACCATCACCCTTCACCCCACAGCCTATGCAAGGGCGATAGCAGACAGTGATGTACAGGCAGCATTGCAAGCTCATACAAATGTCTCGTTGGCATCAGCATAAACAAAGGAAAGGAATGAAATATGAACAAAAGGAAAGCAAGTGAAGGAATGTGGCTTACGCAGTCACAGCTTACAGAGGAAGAAGGAAGAATCTTCGTGAAAGAGGTGGCAGGATATGGTAATCTTGCTGACCTCTTCACAGAGTGGAGTGATGAACAGAAGACCCAGTGGGAGGAGGAACACCCTGAAGGGGAGGAAGGAGAGGAAAATCTGTAAACCCCAGTTATGATAATGCGTGAATAGTGAGGAGAATCCTCAATAATATAAGTTTAACTTTTAAATTCAATTACGTATGACTGAAATCATCCAGCTTCCCACTGGACAATCAGGAAACAACGGCAACGGTATGGGATTCGTACCTGTGGCCGGAAATGGAGGTCTGTTCGGAAACAACGGGCAAACGAGTTTGATGGATTTGTTTGGCTTCGCCATCGTGGCCAGCATCTTCCCTAACATCTTTGGCAATGGCTACGGCAACCGTGGCAACTGCGGCAGTGGATGTGGATGCCCCAGCGTAGACAGCGCATTGGCACTCCAGGCTGTCACCTCAGAGGGTGCTGCCAACCGTGCGGCTGTTCAGAACCTCGCTACGTCGATGGGGCAGAACTACTCCACTATTTTGCCCGCCGTCCAAGCTGTGCAGAGCACACTCGCCGGGCTCGCCAACGCCAACGGCATGGGATTCCTTCAGGTGGTTAACGCTCTCCAGCAGGGTGACTGCAACCTGTCGAGTCAGCTTGCACAGTGCTGCTGCGACAATCGTCTGCTCACCACTACCCAGGGTTATGAGGGACGCATTCAGACCATCGACCAGACGAACCAGCTGAACAACACCATCAACGCACAGGGTCAGCGTCAGGTGGATGCCATCGCCGACCTGAAGACAACGATGATCAGCGAGTTCTGCGCTGCCCGCGAACGCGACATGCAGGCCATAATCGACAAGCAAGCCGACGAGCTGACACAGTGCCGCACCCGCGAGGCCATCGGTGCTCAGACATCTCAGATCCTCGGCTACGTGAACCAAGCACTGGCTCCCATCCAGGCAAGCGTGAAGGAGATTCAGGACAAGATGCCGAACACCGTCCCCGTGCAGTACCCAAATCTTCAGGTGGTGAATGCAACGCCGTATGTGAATGGTGGCTACTATGGACAGACTCCGTTCTTCGGCGGGTTCAATGGCGGTTTCTAAAGGAAGGAGGCAACCATGATGGGTATCAATTGTCCTTCTCAAGCCCCGTATGCCAACGGCAATATTCCGTACATAGAGGTGACTAACATCACCGTCGGTACGACAGCCGTTGACCTCGCTTTGGGCTATCGCCGCGTGCCTACGCCCGGCGTGTTGCTTGTGCGCATCCCGCAGGGTATTCCAACGGGAACCACGAGCACGCTGCCCGTGACGCTGACGTTGAACGGCGTGACTCGTCAACTCACCTTCTTCGGTGGAACAGAGGTGACGGCGGCTGACGTGATGGGAACGGGCGTGTTACAGGTCTTTAACGACAAGTACAACGGCATTCTCCAGCTGTTGAGCACTCCAGCACCGGCAACCACTTAGTAATTACCATTTAAATAAGTTAAACGAAAAAAGGAACTATGACTATGATTAATTTTCTGTCACTTGAACCTGGTGCCAACTTCTATGTGATCGGCACCAACAACGGCCTAAGCGTGGCCGTTGGAACCATCAAGGAGAAGTCGACTCCCTACTGGCCGATGCCAGCAGGTACGATGAACTCCCAGTTGATTAACTTCACCGTGACCTTCAACGGTCAGGATAGGGTGATACAGGGCTTGCCTATTAACCTCGAAGTAGCAGGGCGTGCGCCGGAAATCTACACGGGCAATCGTGAACTGGCTATACGCATCGTCGACGAGAAGATGGCTGAGGCGCAGACCCACTTGCAGAACAGACCGCTGTATGAGAAGATTCTCGCCGACGGTCCTGCTTGCAAGGAGGTGATCAACCCAGAGTACGCCGCCACGCGGAAGCAGGTGGAGACCATCGAGCAGCTACGAGCCCAGTACGATTCCGTAGCCAAAGAATTGGAAGCCTCGAAGAAGCGCGAGGCCGAAATGTTCAAAATGCTTCAGGACATCCATGCCGGCATGGGCGGCAGCACTGGCACCACTGGGAAGGGGAAGAAAGAATCATAGTCGTAGCGACTTTGTAAAAAGAAAAGAATATGAACGGATTCATTATCAGAACAAGCGATGGTCAAGACTTGAAAGAGCAGATGAAGAGTCAGATGCGCCAGCAGTACCGCACCGGCGACGGTCAGGGAAACATGCGCACCGTCGGCCGAGAGTATGAACAAGGTTATCGTGACGGCTACCGCGAGGGTTACGAGCAGGGCATGCGCGACGACCAAGGACTTGACATGCAGCGTCAGTCTGCCGAGCAGCACGAACTGCACTCAGGCGGGCAGGGTAAATATTCGATGTAGCTATGGAGTATATCATGCCAGAAGGCCTTCGTGCATACATGGATGCCTATCAAGGACAGTTCTCGCGCAAGCTCGCTGAATGGGCTATCTCGAAGATGCAGACCAAGCGTGGCAACGGAGAGATGACCAGTATTAAGGCGTTTCCGCTGGAAACCGTGCTTGAGATACTGAAGAATGCCGGTGTATATGTCAGCGAGGAATGCACCTACACGGCATGGTATCTCTACCACATGGCCGTTGCCGACAACCAGCGATCGCTTGACTCCGACAACCGCCGTGCGTGGTATGTCGATGAAAAGCTGAACGACCCCGACGGCAAGGCAAGCGACGTGCTTGCCTGCTTCCGCGCGAAGTGCGACAACCACGGCGTGGCCATCATGTGGGAGAGGATGATATGATCGAGCAAGGTTTCTACATCGGTAAGCGTGACTGGTGGGTGATGGTGTACTACGATGTGCGCACACCTGACGATTTCCAAAAGGCTGAAGGAGCCTTAATGGCAGCAGGATGCCCTGAGTACATGCGCAGCGAGGCTTTGGCTAAATTGCACGAATGGAACCGCGGCTACACCTTCAGCGACTTAGGCAACCGCACCAGCATCCTGCTCATCGGCAAGGCGACAGATGCCAGTCAGATGTTCGACTCCATCGTTCACGAGATGAAGCACCTGGCCGAACATGTAGGTGAGTATTACGGCGTTAATCCGCGCGAGGAGCTGTCGGCATACTTGCAGGGTGAGGTCGGCCGACAAATGTGGCCCGCCGCTGCTATGGTGCTTTGCCCACATTGTAGACATTGACTACATCATGAAAAGCGGGAGTGGCTTCGGCTACCCCCGCTTTTTTTTTGTAAACCCGTGATATTTTTTCTTGCGAATGATAAAGGAATAACAGACATGAATAGATTTCCAAGATTGGCTCGTCGGGAGCTGCCCGTTCAGCCGATGACGACAGTAACGAAAGCAGCCGAACCAACGGTCGACGCTGAGACGATTGGCTCGAACTACGAGGAGAATATCGTTCGCGTAGGCACCCCTGGCAAAGCACTGGCCATTGCCGCGTGGTATCGCGGCGTGGAGCTCCGTATGAAGACAATGGGACAGCTTGTCCCACAATATCAGCGGAAGAACAAACCCGGCGATGGCGGCAACTTCGTGGAGAACACCTACGGAAAGGCTGGTGCTCTGAACTATCGGTTGCAGGTACGGCCAAACCCCATCATGACCGCTACCACATTCTGGCAGCAGGTGGAATATATGCGAATCATGACAGGCAACGCTCTTGTGTACATCGAGCGCGATGTGGACGGAGAACCACGCCACTTCTGGCTGTGCAACGGCGGCAGCTACAACGAGGTGACGGGTGAGTACACCTTGCAGTATCTCAGCGACCGCGGACAAACACAGGTGAACGTAGGTCGTGAGGACGTTCTCCATTGGGCCAACACGTACAAAATTCCAGGCTCCATTTGGGGGGTGCCGACGCTGGTGTTTGCTATCCAGGCATTAAGTCTTCAGGCGACAAACAACCGACAGGCGATGGAGAATGCCTCGAAGGGTGGTCGCGTGAAATTGCTCATCGGCGAGGAAAAACCCGCGCAGGCTTCCGGCACATTGGCTTTCGGATTGATGAACAAGGGCGAGATGGACAAGTACGCCCGAGAGGTGAACGAAAAAATCTACCGGCAGGACGTGGTAGCCCTGCGAGGGCTTGAGAAGGTTCAGCAAATCTCCATGAATGCCCAAGAGATGCAGCTGCTCGAACAGATAGGCTTCGGCGTGGCAGAGGTAGGCCGATTCCTCGGAATTCCATTGTCGCTGCTGATGGACTACAGCAATTCGTCGTACAAGACCCCGGAGGCAGCCACGCAAGAGCTCATGCAGCGCACCATCCAGCCGATGATAGGCGAGATAGAGGATGAGCTGAATGCAAAGCTCTTGCTGCCATCCGACTGGTATTCCCGTCGCTTCCATGTGTGCGAATTGCCATTGCTGCGGCTTGACATGAGAAGCCAGGCTGACATCGAC